AACGATTCAGTACAAACTCTCGGTACTTGGATTGCATCAAACAACGAGAAATTTCATTGGACAACAATGTGGGCAGCGGCAAGTTCCGTACTGCTATTTGCTATTTGGTATGGATGGTATACATATTTCGGAGATATTAGTTATGGACGACTAAACAAAATACCATTCCAAGAAGTACAATGGTACCACGCTTTGGCGCCGGCAGTACTATTAGCATTAACACGAGTCGGTGTTCCAGTATCAACTTCATTCTTAGTCTTATCGGCATTTGCTAGTACATTCGTATTAGAAAAAATGTTAATGAAATCAATGATGGGTTATGCAGTGGCTGCAGTAGCAGCGTATGTAATTTGGATAGTCGTAAGCCGGCTTTTAGATGAAGCAAAACCTGTTAAAGATAATCACAAAGTTATGTGGCGAGTAGCTCAGTGGGTTACTACTGGATTTTTGTGGTGGACTTGGTTGTCACATGATATGGCTAACATCGCTGTATTTTTACCAAGACAACTTGACGTATCATTAATGATTATGATTAGTGTTGTGTTCGTTGGTGGACTTGGTATTATGTTAAAAAGTGGTGGAGGTAAAATCCAACAAATCGTATTAGAAAAACATAACACTCGTTACGTTAGAAGTGCTACAATTATTGACTTAGTTTACTTCGTTATTCTATACTTCTTTAAAGAACTTAACGATATTCCTATGAGTACTACGTGGGTATTTGTTGGTTTGTTATGTGGACGCGAACTAGCTATTGCTTCCTTTACTGGTAAACAAAAGTTTAAAACAGTGTTTCCATTAATTGGTAGAGACTTCTTTAAGATGATGATTGGACTAGGAGCCTCACTTGGTATCGTATTACTTATTCATTATGTATTAGTACCAAATGGTTTTTAAAAAATAAATTAATTATTTTACCATGTTAGCGGTATCACTGCTGATTTAGGGATCTCCTATAACATAAATAATACTACATTGTTTAATATTTGGAGGTCCCACCATGTGCTCACCAGAAGTACGTAAAGAAGCCAACCGTTTGAATTGGATGGTAAAAGGTCAACTAATTGATAAAGCAGAACCTGACTCTGTAGTTGAATACCTTTATGATAGTTATTTTAAAAGATTATGGGGCAATCACGAAAGATGCCAATATGCCGAAGAAGGTTTCGATGCAGCATATGAATATCGTGTACAAGAACTCCTTACCGCAGAAATGAGACATGTAGCTCAACTTGGTTACGATTAATTTCACATGAAATGAAATTAACTATTGACATTCCCGTATTTAGTTGGTATATTAGAATCAACAAATAAAGGAATATATAAAATGTCTACAGATTTACGAAACGTACCTAACTTGGATTCAAATGCCGAATTAACTCAAACTCGTTTTTGGGGCGGTCAAGATCGCATGCAGTGTGTTCAGATAACACAGAAAAAACCTCGTGGTTGGGAAAAGCCTACTACAACAAATGGCTTTTTTAACCATATAGATTTGACTCGCGAACAAGCACGTCAGTTGGCAGTTGAATTGATGTTGTTTGCTGAAGGTCGTGAAGTAGAGGAAGTATAATATGTTTGTAGTTAAATCAAATACATTCCCGTCACAAATCATTGGATCGGCTTCTCGAATAGAAGACGCACTTGCTATGTGTAGTACCGTTGGTGATGAAGTAGGTAATCACGTAAGCAATATAAGAGAACTTACCAGTTTTGATGAATACATTGGTCAACACAATGGTTATGTTTGTGTAAACGAATTGTACGAAGACGACGAAGGCTTTTATAAGAATACATATATGTATGGAGAACTCGTATATGCTAATGGCGAAAACTTCGTAAAAGATGCAAAAACTTTAGATGGATTATCAAGTAATTCATTCGCATCTTGGAGTGAAGCTGAAACATTATTTAAGAAAAAAGTTGATATGATACGAAATTAACTATTGACATTCTTGGTAGAATCAGTTATATTAGAATCAACAAACAAAGGAATATACATCATGACTACATATACTACAAAAAACCGCAACTCAACTTCATACCGTTTTACTGTAAGAATGGTTGAAGGTAAACCAATCGCTGAAGATCAAGCTGCAGTAGATGGTCTAAGAACCGTAGTTAAACTTGGTAACTCTGCATATCCTAATGAAACAAAAAAGTATGTAAAGCTTCAAGGTCGTGGACCAAGAGGTCATAATGGTCGTATGTATAACCAAGGTCTGCCTCTTCCATATGCTACACATGCTGATGTATATGTATATGAGCGTAATCGTTATAACAATGTTTGGAACTAATTATGGATTTAGAAATACTTCAAAAATTAGATAAGATGGAATTGTCTGAAGCACGAGCAGCAGCCAATGATCTTATTGATGTAAAGAAAACTAAAAAAGTTGTACACAACAGACTTATCTATGATTTAGATAAAGCCAATAGTGCACGTGAAGTATCACGTATTATGTGGCAAGTATATATGTCTGGTTCCGGTTATGGAACTATTGGTTCAACTTGGAAAAAGCACTACAACAGTGTCTGATTCTATACAACTCCCGCTAAAACTCCCAGAACCCCTTATCCTCGAATTAAACGAGGGTGAGGAGTTTCACATTCAAACTATGGCACGAGAAATGTTCGAGTGTCCAAACCGTCGACGTGGAAGAAGTCATTCAACCGTTCTAGCACATACATATGCAGGCGTTATATTAGAGTTTGCTTTGGCTCGTCAAGGTGCTATTATGAACCCTGCTGAATTTGATTACACTAAACCTGAAACTCATAATTGGGATGTTGACTGGAATGGATGGAGAGCTGAGGTTAAAAACTCTCAAGATCCTGGAACTTTACCAACAACCATGGAAAAGAAATGGTTAACCATACCAAACTATATGGCAAATAAATTAGCAAGAAATCGCAGATTGTACCCTAATTGTGTTGACATTGTCATCTTTGGCTGTTATAATAAACTATCTAAGAATACTTTTGATGTTCGGTGGCGAGCTGTCGTACCTTTTGATACCATTCGCCAAAACCTACGACCATGTCAAGAAAAGTTCTCTAATAATTGGACAACTGACCACGATGGTGTACGACGTATAAAGTATTTCTATAATACACGTGGCGATGATCGCACAATATATAATAACAATGTTTAAGGAAATGAGTATATGAAATTTGATAATGACAAACCAAAAATCCATTTAGTTCCACCAGAAGCTATCATCGAAGCTGCAAAGGTGTTTGGTTTTGGTGCTGAAAAGTATGGTGAAAACAACTGGCGACATGACATAAATAAGTTTCCAGTCTCTCGTCATTACTCATCTATTCAGCGTCACCTTTTGGCATATATCTCTGGTGAAGATATTGACCCTGAGTCAGGCTTACCACATGTATCACACGCATTAACTCAAATGATGATACTTTGTATGACAACACTTGAGTCTGATCCGATTGATACTGATGATAGATTTAAAGGAGAAGATGATGAATAACGTAAATGATATTCGCGAATATTTTATCGATGAACTAAAAGCTGAACGATTTACTACAGATAAGACTGGTGCAAAAACAATCGAGCTACTTGGTGCATCGTTTATCGCTGATGAACCTGCTATCTTTGGTAAGCCTGTACAAGAATATATTGAAGCGGAGTTGGCATGGTATGAAAGTGGTTCTACAAATATTAATGATATACATGGTGAAGATAAAGTACCGCCTGCTGCGTGGCAATATGCTGCCGACAAATATGGTAACATCAATTCTAATTATGGCCATTTAGTATTTTCAGAAAAGTATTGTCAGCAATACGATAACGCGTTATTCGAGTTAATTGAAAACCCTGATAGTCGTCGAGCACAAATGGTTTATAACCGACCTTCTATTTGGAATGAGTTTAACGAAGGTGGTAAATCTGATTTCATTTGTACTAATGCTCAGACTGTTTATATTAGAGATAACAAGTTACATATGGTATCGCAAATGCGTTCAAACGATGTTGTGTTTGGTTACAAAAATGATTGGGCTTGGGCTCAATATCTAATGGACAAATTTGTTGAAGACTATAACTTTGAAAATAGTTTTAAAGATAACACTGAACAATCAATCACCAAAGGTAACCTTACATGGCAAGTAATGAATTTGCACGTGTATTCTCGCCACTTTGATTTGGTAAAACTATGAGTGTGAGTAGAGAAACTTATTACGATTATATGGGAAGACGAATGAGAGAAGACGATACAAAT